GGCACCAGCGGCCAGGGCCCGTCAGCCGAGAACGCCCCCCGGTACAAGCAGCTGCTGGACAAGCTCGCAAAGGCGGTCGGCCGATGACCGCCGTCTGCCACCTCACCAGCACCCAGCTCGCCGAGCGACTCGGCGTCACCGAGCAGGCGCTCAAGGAATGGCGGCGCGACGGACGCGGCCCGAACTACATCCAGGACGGCCGCAAGTTCATCCGCTACCCGCTCGCCGAGGTCGTGGCGTGGGAGAAGTCCCGCCTCGTCCGCACCAGCCAAGCCGCATGAAAAAGCGCCCCGCCGTCGTGAGCGGCGGGACGCGCCCGGCAGGAGCAACGCCGGGACAGCCCCCAACCTACAGGAGCGCGCAATGAGCAACACAGAAATGGCACCTGAGCGCCGCATGGAGCCGCGCGTGGAGTTCGTCGCATCCCTCGACAGCCTCCAGGCGGCGACGCTGCTCGCCTACATCGCCGGGTACCGCCCGGAAGCGTTCGACGAGGCCGTCAAGGCGTGGGCGGCCGTCTGGCTGCCGCGCCCGGCCGACGAGGCCGTCGCCGAAGAGCCGGCCTGCCCCAGCATCCGAGATGGCATGAAGTGCACGCGGACGGTCACGGCCGACGGCCACCCGGGCCTGCACATGGACGCCGACGGTAACACCTGGACGCGCGGCGACGACAGCGGCGACATCGTGACTGTGCCCGTTGCGTGCCCTGAGGCCGACCCGTTCAGCGGCGACGTCTGCGTCCTGAATGCAGGCCACGGCCCGGTGCACGAGATGCCCGACGGCCAGACGTGGACCTTCGCTGACGAGGCCGGGAGCCGGGTGTGAAGACCATCGGACAGACCGCCTACGAGCGGCACAACCGGCGCAACGCCGAGGCCCCGGACTGGGCTCTCCTGCCGGCCCGGTGAGCGCCGCCACTGGGAGAACACCGCCGCCGCCGTCCTCGAGTTCGCCACCGCAGACGGGAGCCGGGCGTGATCCTCACGACCTCCTCCGGCGGCGGCGCCTGGATCGTCGGCGCCTACATCATCGCCGTCTGGACCCTCGCCTCGGTCGCCACCGGCGTGTGGCAGCCCATCCCCGCCGCTATCCGAATCGTCCACCGCGTCTCCGGGAGGCAGCAGTGAGCACCAAAGAGAAGCCCCTCACCCCCGAAGAGCGCGACCGGCTCGCCGCCGGAAAGGCCGCCTTCGAGGTGTGGTCGCAGCGGTTCGACGGCCGCATGGTCGAGGACTGGGATAAAGACCTCGCCGACAGCGAGCGCCAGGACTGGGCGGACATCGCTGAGGCCGCCTCCGACGAGATCGCCGCGCACGTCAACCTGGAACGCGACGCCAGGATTCAGCACCTCGAAGAGCTGCTTACCGAAGTGCTCTGGGCGGTCGGCGAGTGGTCCGGGTTCGGCGAAGACAAGGCGCGGATCGCCGAATGGCGCAAGCGCGCCGCAATCGAGGTGCAGTCATGACCGCCAACGGCAGTCCCTCCGACCTGGTCGCTGTCGTCACCGGCGTGGCCGTCCTGCTCATCATCGCCGTCATCTACGCCGTCCTGACCGCCGAGCCCGGCGGGAACCATCACGCGCCGCGCACGCCGCTGCGCGTCCGGGTCGGCGAGCTGGCGGCATCCGCTGCCAGGTCCGCGTACGCCCACCTGATCCTCGTGCTCCAGCTGCTCGCCTGGGACCCCCGGGACGCGAAGCCGGACGTGCCCACTGAGCGCGGGGACCTGCCTGTGACGGAGGCCGGGCAGGTCCCCGACACCACGCTCGGCGCCCCGCAGGCCGCACGCAGGCCCGAACTGGACGACACGCGCAGCGACATGCTCGCCATCGGCAGCGGGACGGAGGCGACGCTGTGACCGCGATCTCGTACCGCGAGTACAAGCTGCTGTGCGACTGGCCCGGCTGCTACCGCGATTTCGGCTGGATGCAGCGGGAAATATCCCGCGCGGACGTGCGCAAGCTGGCCGTGAAAGTCGGCTGGACGCACGTGCATGAGCCGGGCGCGGCGCGCAACTGGGACAAGGACTTCTGCCCCCTGCACAAGCCGGAGACGGAGGCCAAGCCATGACGCAGATCCCCGACCTCATCCCCGCCGGAGACGGCGAAATCGACGCCGAAGACGCGCTCTGGGCTGAGCAATGCATCACCCGGCACGCCCGGGACGCCTACGACGAAGCCCTCCTGATGGAGATATGCGGCATCGCCCCGTACCGGCGCGCAACACCCCCCACCTACATGTACGGAAGGAGGCGGGAACCGTGAGCGCCGCCTGCACGCCCCGTTGCGGCCGGGAGATGACCCGCTACGAGGTCGCCGGGCGTGAAGCCAACCCCGGCGCGGCCGCCTGGTGCGGACGGCCGGAAGGCCACCCGGGGAAGTGCCGCACCCGCGAGTCGCTGCACCGCGCCGCACAGGCCATGCTGCGCCGGCGTACCGAACGGTACCGGGCCGCGCGCATCGCCGGTCTCTCCTGCGCCGACGCCAAGAAGGCCGCAAAGAGCGGCCGCCAGTTCGCCCGGGTACTCGGGGAGGTCGCAGCATGATCTGGGTCTACATCGGCACCGGCTGGTGCGTCACGGGCGTCATGTCCGCCGCCGCCATCGGCCTCTACGCCGACCAGCAGCAGCGGGCACGCCGCCTCCCGTCGGCTCGCAAGTTCCGCCGCGCCCTGCGCCACGCCCGCGCTGGCGACGCCGTCGACTGCGTCCGCTGCAGCCAGCCGCCGAGCTGGAACGCCTCGCAGTTCATGTGCGCCTGCATCTACCGCGAATGGTGCGGCGCGTCTGTCTGCCTCGCCGACGCAGAGGAGATTTCTTGACCGCCATCCTCATCCCGACCGCCAGCGAAGCTGCCCGGTTCTGGGCCAAGGTCGACAAGTCCGGCGACTGCTGGATGTGGATCGCAAGCACCGATTGTCGCGGCTACGGGCAGATCAAGTGGGGCGCTCGCGTCCGCAAGGCTCACCAGGTCGCCTACGAGATCTGCGTTGGCCCGATCCCTGAGGGGACTGAGCTTGACCATCTGTGCCGCGTTCCCGCGTGCGTCAATCCCGCCCATCTGGAGCCGGTAAGTCACCGCGAGAACTATGCGCGCGGCGCAAGCCGGTCGGCTAACGCCCTTCGGACCAACGTCTGCATCAACGGCCACGAGTTCACCCCCGCGAACACGCGAATCCGGAAGGGCGGATCGCGGGTGTGCATCGAGTGCGCCCGCAAGCGGACGCGCGAGTGGCGTGCAGGGAGGGCGGCATGACCGGCCGACTGATACCGACTGCGACCGAGGAAGAGTGGCTCGAGGCGCGGCGCCAGCGCATCACCGCATCCGAGATGGCGATCATCCTCGGGCTGTCGTCCTACTCGTCGCCCTACGCCCTCTATCACAGCAAACTCGGCAACCTGCCGCCGCAGGACGACAGCGTGGCGATGGAACTCGGGCGCCTTTTCGAGCCGTACATCGCGGAGAAGTTCGCCGAGATGTACCCGGAGTTCATGGTGACCGGCGACGGGCGTCAACTGTACGCCCACCCGGAGCGCGACTGGCTGGCCGCAACGCCCGACCGTCTCGTCACCGAAGGCTCGTACTCGGCTTACGACGCCATCGCCGTCCTGGAATGCAAGGTCGACGGCGGCAGCGACGAATGGGGCGAAGAGGGCACCGACGAAATCCCCGTTGCGTACAGGTGCCAGGCCCTCATTCAGATGGACGTCATGGGCGTCAGCACGGCCTACGTGGCCGCGTTCCGGTGGCAGCAGCGCAAGGTGCGCGTCTATGAGCTCCATATGGATGACGCCGCCCAGGCCGACCTGAAGCTGATGCGCGCCGAGGCGCGGGACTTCCTGGACCGCCTGGACCTCGGCGACGAACCGGACGTCGACTGGCGTCCCGCCACGATCGACGCCCTGAAGACCCTGCACCCGCTCGGCGACGGCGAGGAAACCGCCGAGATCGGCCCGCAGCTCGCTGACTGGTACGAGGCGGCCGTGCGCAACTCCAGGCACTGGGAGCGGCGCAAGAAGCTCTACGAAGCCCGCATCCGGGAGGCCATGGGCTCCGCGCGCCGCATCGTCCGGAGCGGCCCCGGTCAGGCCCCCGTCGCCCGCCGCGACGTCTACGACGTCCGCGAGTCGATTCGCAAGCCCTACACCGTCGACAAGCTCGTCAGCACCCCGCCGAAGGAGAAGAAGTCTTGACCACTGTTTCCCAGGCCGTCGCCACCCGCGAGAACGGCCCCGTCACGCTCATGTGGGGCCGCAAGAAGCACTTCGACGCCGTCCTCCCCGCGCACGTCGACGTGACATCGTTCCTCGGCACGGCCGCGGGCGCGCTGTACGGCAACAAGGACCTGATGGACGCCGCGACCCGCTCGCCGGACTCCCTCATCGTCGCCCTGATGCGGTGCGCGGCGCTCGGCCACCAGCCGGGCACCGACGAGTTCTACCTCACCCCGCGCAAGCGCAAGGGCGTCCCGGAGGTCCTCGGCATCGAGGGATACCGGGGCATCGTCGAGCGCATGTACCGGTCCGGTGCGGTCGCCTCCGTCGTCGTCCGCGAGGTGTGCGCCGGCGACTCGTTCCGGTACGTGGAAGGCGTGGACGACAAGCCCGTGCACTCCACCGGCGGCGAGGGCAGCACCGGCGCCGACTTCTTCGGGAAGGACGGCAGCCGCAGCCGCGGCGACATGGTCGGCGTCTACGCCTACGCCATCCTCACCACCGGCGCCGTCTCCCGCGTCGTCCTGCTGTCCCGTGACGACGTGCTCGCCGCGAGGGACGCGGGCGGCTACAGCGGGCCTGGCGACTCCTTCAGCCCGTGGAACCGGATGGACGGCGGGAAGGACCACCCGGAGTTCAAGGGCCGGTCGATGTGGTGGAAGACCGCTGCGCGCCGCCTCGAGCCGTGGGTGCCCACCTCTGCCGAGTACCGCCGCGAGCAGCTGCGCGCCAGCGCCACCGCGGCCAGCCTCACCGCGCCGCAGCCGCACCAGCCGTCGCCGACGGTCGCGCCGCCGCCGGAAGACGGCATCGTCGATGCCGAGCTCGTCGACGAAACCCAGCAGGACGAGTACCCGCACTGGGCCGACGCCGCCCACCGCAACCAGGCGAAGCGGCTCAAGCTGACCGGCGACGAGCTCGACCGCGCCGCCGTCCTCGCCTCCGGCGACCTCGAGGCGCTGACCGGCATCCTCGCCGGGTTCAGCAGCCGCGGGGACCTGGTCGCCGCCCTCGCCGAAGCCACGCAGGGAGCGACCGATGGCCAGTGACCTCGATCAGGCGTTCATCATCAACGGCGACGACCTGCGCATCGCGCTCGGGCGCTGCGCCTATTGGTTCCGCGACGACGCCAAGCGCGAGTACATCGGGACGCTGATGTTCCCCGAAGAGGTCGCTCCGGTCGTGCTGAGTGAAATCGCCATTCCGTACGAGGCGCGCACGGCCGACGTCCAGGCCCTCGCCCGCGTGCTGCGCGACTATGCCGTAGGCATCCGGAATCCGGTGCCCGGCGCCGTGGACGGCACCGCCGTCGGCAAGGTCGTCAACCCGGAAACGCTTGCCGAGACGCTGCTCGAGGAGATGGACGGGAAGCCGCACCCGATGCCCGCGCCGCCCGACTGGGACGGCGGCCTCACCGGCATCGACGATCCGGAACTCGACGCCCTGCACGCCATCAAGGACGCCCTCTACGGCCTGGACGCCGACGCGCAGCGCCGCCTCATCCGCTACTGGGCCGCCCGGGTCGACGCCGCCATCGTCTGCGGCGACCCGTTCTAACGCGAAGCGGCCCGCGCCGTCCCCCGGCACGGGCCGCAATCCCCTACAGCAACGAAACGAAAGGCTACCAAGTGACCGACATTAAGCAAGAGCGCGACCGGGACGAAGAGGCCCTCAACTTCGCCGTCTGGATGAACCACGACCTCAAGGTCCGCGGATGGAAGCGCAGCGACCTCGCCCGGAGAAGCGGCCTCGACTACGCCTACGTCAACCCCATCGCCAAAGGTGACACCGTCTACCTCGGCCGCGCCGCGAAGATCGCCGCAGTGCTCGGCCGCACCCTCGACCAGATGATCCAGCCATGGGGCTGCGGCACCTGCAACGGGGAACCGCCAGCCGGGTTCACCTGCCAGGGTTGCGGCCTCGAGGGAGAACGGAAGTTATGGACCACGCAGAGGTGCCGGAGACGCTGCACTGCGTTTGGTGCGAGACCGAGCTCTCCCCTGACGACGCCAAGCCGATTAAGTACGCCCGCAATCCCGACGTATCCGACGCCGAGAACATGCAGTGCCGCGACTTCAAGGCATGCCAGGAGCGGCAGGACGCCCTCGACGCGGCCCAGCGTGCGCGCGCCGGGATGGCGGGCGAGTCGTGAGCGACCTCGTCATCACCGTCTACGGCACGCCCGCGCCGCAGGGCAGTAAGCGGCACGTCGGCAACGGCGTCATGGTCGAATCCAGCGCCGCCGTCAAGCCGTGGCGCGAGGCCGTCAAGGCAGCCGCGCTGGAGACCAGCACACGGACCCTGTCCGGCGCCGTAGAGGTCTGGGCGTGCTTCTACCTCAAGCGGCCGAAGTACCACTACGGCACCGGCCGCAACGCCCTGTACGTCAAGCCCAGGTACCTCGACGCACGGCCGGACGCGAAGCCCGACCTGGACAAGCTGCTGCGGTCCACGCTCGACGCCCTGTCGGACGCGGGGATATGGCGCGATGACTCGCAGGTCGTCCGCATCGAGGCGGGCAAGTGGTGGGCGGACCTCGGCAAGATCCCCGGCGCCACCATCTACGTCCGGGCGGTAGCGCCGTGAGCGGACCCCATTGCAACTGCGCCGGCGAATGCCGGGTAACCGAGTGCAAGGAGTGCGGCGTGGCGATCCCGGAAGAGGACAAGCGGCGCATCCTCCACGACCTGTGCCTGCCATGCAAGGCCGCCATGATCCCGGTCAAGTCCCGGTTCAAGGCCGGGGACCGGGTGCAGATGCACGGCACTCCTGGCCACCAGTTCACCGGGCACAACCGCCCGGGCAGCCTCGAATACATCGGGTTCCGGGGCACCTTGGAAGGCTGGATCAAGCCGCACCTCATCGGGATCGCCGACGACGGACGTGAATGGTACGAGCGTCCCGGCGGCCTCTATCGCGACGGGGAACCAAAGCACGACAGGTTCATTTCCTGCACCTGCTGTCCGGATCCGGTGCCGGAGCCGGTACAGGGCGAACTGTTCGCGATGACGAGCGGTGAGGCCGCGTGACCGCCCCGCAGGCCGCCGTCGCCCGCGCCTTCCTGATCACGTTCACGCCCTGCGGCCACGTCCAGCACTGGCACACCGCGCCCGCGATCGGCATGTGGGTCAGCTGCTGGGCTGGCCCCCGGCCGGGCTGCCAGACCTCACGGCAGGTCCAGGCCGTCAAGCCGTGCCCCGGCTGCCCCGACTGCTGGCAGCAGCCGGACCTGTTCGGCAACCTCGGGAGGGTCGCGTGATGCCAATCCGTCCCGAGAACCGCAACCGCTACCCGGCTGACTGGCCGGCCATCTCGCGAGCCATCAAGGAACGCGCCGGATGGCGGTGCGAGTGCGAAGGCGAGTGCGGCCGTCCCGGCTGCGCAGGCCGCTGCCCCAACCGGCACGGACAGCCAGCCGTCGGCACCGGATCGCACGTGGTGCTCACCACCGCGCACCTCAACCACACGCCCGAAGACTGCCGCCCCGAGAACCTCAAGGCCATGTGCCAGGGCTGCCACCTCCACTACGACCGCGAGCACCACGCCGAAACCCGGCGCGCAACCCGCGCAGCCGAACTGGCGGGGCAAATGGACTCGCTGTTCGACGAGGTGAAGCCGTGAGCCAGCGCCTGGGACCTCACGCCGAGATCATCGCCCACCTGGAAGCGGGAAGACGCGACATCACCGAAGGCATCCCGACGGACTACGCCGGCGCGCACCTCCGCTCGCGCCTCGAGGCCGGATGGGCACAGACCTTCGATCGCTACGGCATCCGGTGGGAGTACGAGCAGGAACTCGTGGAGCTGCCCTCGGGCGTCCGCTACCTGCCTGACTTCCGGCTGCCGGAGCTGAACACCGTCATCGAGGTCAAGGGGCCGCACATGCAGCGCCTCGACAAGACCCGCGAGTACGCGAAGGAGAACCATCCCGGAACCATCGTCCTCATCGGCTACCCGCCCGTGCGCCGCACCCTCTCGCCGTTCCTCTGGCAGGGCTACATGCAGTGGAGCGACGCGCTCGGATATCCGGCCCTGTTCACCGAATGCCTCAGCTGCCACGCCTACCAGTGGTGCCGCCCGCGCTTCTCCATGCAGTGCAGGCGGTGCCAGGAGAGATTTACCGGGCACTTCGCGGGCTGCGGCGAAATGCGGTTCGACGACTGGCACGAGCAGCCGTTCGAGCTTCCGTCCAAGGAAGGCAGCGCAACCTAAATGCCCTGGTTCCGCCTCGAGGACAGCTTCCATTCCCACCCGAAGGTCATCAAGGCAGGGAATGAAGCGGTCGGCCTGTACGTCCGCTGCGGTTCGTACGCCGCCCAGCATCTCACTGACGGGTTCATCCCTGAGCACGTTGCGCTGCTTTACGGCACGCCCGAGCTCATCGACTCGCTCGTCCAGGCGAAGCTGTGGCGCCGCACGAAAGGCGGCTGGCGCATGCCGGATTACCTCGACTACAACCCCTCGAAAGAGGCTGTGGAAAACGAGCGCAGGGGTAAGGCGGAACGTCAGAAGCGCTGGCGTGATTCCAAAAAGACATCCGGCCGTGACCATTCCGAGATCAACGGAACAGTCGGTAAGAGTTTCAAACCGACCCCTGTGGATAACTCGGCTGGCTACGGGTTGAATGGAATCAACGCAGGTCAGAACGGTCAGCGTAGACGCGTTACTAACGCGTCGCGAGACGCGCTAGTAACGGCCGCCCCGACCCGACCCGCCCCGAAGGAAGCGGGTCGGGGAGTACCCCGACCCGGAGCGCCCTCCCGGGCGAGCGAGCCAGGAGGCTCGCCCGTCCGGGCGCTCAAACCGGAGTGGTGCGGCAAGTGCGACGAGACCACCCGAATCCTCGACGAGGAACCGCCGCGACGCTGCCCGGACTGCCACCCCCTGACGATCATCCCGGAAGCGATCTGACATGACCGCGGGCTGCTGTCGTCGCTGCGGAGATCCCGGCCACTGGGCCGACACCTGCCCGCACAACCAGCGCGCCGCCAGCCAGCGCGACCACGAAGCCCGCATCGACGGATACGTCGCCCGCTACCACGACGGCGGCATAGACGCCCGCGAGAAACAGCACATGATTCAAGCCGAAAACCAGCAGTGGTACGGGGACAGGCTCCCCGCCGCACTCAAACCCAGGAGCAACTCATGACCACGCAGCCCGCCCACAAGTGCTCGTTCCCCGTCCAGCCACCGAAGGGGTCGTGGTTCAATCCCGGCCCGTGCGAGTGCGGGAAGACCTACGCCCGCAGCATGGCCGAGACGCTGCTAGGGGAAGCCACCGCGGCCATGAACGTGGCCGAGCACGCCGAGCACGCCGAGCACGAGCTGGCCGCCGCCACCAGGCAGGCACAGGACCTCAGCGCCCTCGTGGAGGAGCTGGAAGCCAAGCGCGACCAGCTCGCCGCCCGCGTCCGCGAGCTGGAGGCGCAGCTTCGCCAGTCGAGCACCTTCGTTGCCGAGACGACCCGGACTAACGGCCAGCACCTGACCCGCATCGGCGAGCTGGAGGCGAAGCTGGGCATCGCTGTCCGCGCTCTCGAAACCATCTCTGTCGACACCGAGGAGCAGGTAGCAGGCGGCATCGCCGATCAAGCACTGAAGGCCCTCGGCGTCAACGACGAGGACGACGAGTGACCCGCGACGACCTCGACGCCGCCCACGCCGCTGACCACCGATAGGAGCAACGTTGAACATCTTCGACGAAGTCCGCGAGCACATCCCGTTCCACGAGCACGCCGCGGCCGCGACCGGGCCGCAGCCGGGCCCGAAGACGCTCGCCCAGGCCGTGCACCGCGACCTGAACAGCATCGGCCGCGTCATCGCCCACGGCCTCCCGCTGCTCGAGCGCATCGTCGCCAACCCGCAGCTGGACGAGTTCGTCGAGCTGGCGCTCAAGGCCGACGGGCTCGGCGTCTGCGCGGAGGCGTTCACGGCCGCCAGCGACGTGCTGCGCGCCGCTATGGCACGGACGGCGACCGGGCCGCAGCCCATGCTCGAGCCACTGCCGCAGCGGACGCCCGGCGCCACGCTGCCGGGCGACGTTCCGTCGACGGCGACGCCGCCGCCTGTGAGCAGCATCAGCATCAGCGTGCCGCCTACCGGTGTCACGCAGATCATGGCCACGCCCGCGGCCGATGCGCCGCCCGTGCCGCCAGAATCGAGCGGGGAGGCGGCCACGGCTGGAGAAAACCATTCGGGTGTAACCTCGGATGCCCCCGCGCCTGCGAACGGCTCTCCGGCCGTCTCCGAGCCGCAAGCGCCAGCGGACGGGACTGAGGCGCAGACGCAGGTGACCACGTGACCCGCGACGCCGACGTCGAGCGGATCGCCCGCCTGGTGCACGAGGTCAACCGGGCATGGCAGGGCGAGCACGGCGACGAGGCGCCAAGCGTCCCGTGGGACTGCGAGAGCGAGCACATCCGGCAGACGACCATCGCCGGGGTGCGCCGCGCCCGAACTGGCGTCACCCCGGAACAGCACCACGGCGCATGGTGCGAGGCCAAGCGCACCGCCGGATGGGTGTGGGGGCCGACCAAGGACCCGGTCGCGAAGACCCACCCGTGCTTGGTCGGCTATGCGCAACTCCCCGAATATCAGCAGGCCAAGGACCGCGTGTTCCTGGCCATCGTCACGGAGCTGACCACCCCTGCATTGGAGGATGCTGGGTGACCAACGCAACCCCGCTGTGCGGCTCGTGCGGATCGCCCGTCAATGACGCGGTGATCTGCACGGGCTGCACGACCTCGCTCGCCCGGTCGCTGACCACGGCCGCCGCCATCGCACCCGACCTCGAGGACGCCGTCGCACGGCTGATGAAACGCGGCAGCGGCGGCAAGCGTGGCAGCGACGACCGGCCCATGCCCATCGACACAGGCGCCATGGACGTGCGCGATCAGCTGCACAACTGCCTCGCGACATGGGCACGGGTGCTGCTGGACGTCCACGCCGGACCGCCGTATCCGCCGGACACCATCGCCAGCATTGCCCGGTGGCTCCGCGAGCGCGTCGGCCTGGTACGGCAGCTCGAGGGCGCGGCCGACATGCTGAACGACATCCGCGACAGCGTCGCCGCGGCCATGGCCGCCACCGATCACAAGCCGGAGCGCGTGCACGCCGGCACGTGCGAGGCATGCGGATCACAGCTGCTCGCCGAGCTCGGCGCCGACGAAGTCCGGTGCGCGTGCGGAGTGCTTGCCCGTGCGCTGAACGAACGCCGCCGCGAACGTGCTGCCGCGGCCGACGTGCTCGGCAGCGCAGGTGAGATTTCAGGTGCTCTGGCAAAGATCGGGATTCAAGTGCCCCGCGGAACGATCACGTCGTGGGCATCACGAGGCCGTCTTGCCGTACGCCCTGGCGGCGTGTACGCCATGAGCGAGGTGCTCGCGCTTAATGCGCAGCGGGCGGCGCGTTGACTTGCGTACTTGACAACTTGCATCAATAATGTTTCTAGATTCAGCGAAATGGCCCTGGTGAAAGCCGGGGCCATTCGCATGCTCAGGTGCTTTCAGGTCCTGAGCGCTAGATCCACATGCTGGAGCAGCCATGGCACTGCGACCGTGCACCGGCGGCTGTGGCCGTCTAGTCAGCGGGTCACGGTGTTCGTCCTGCCGCGGCAGTACGGCCAGCCGCGGCTACGGTGGCAGTCACCAGGCCGAGCGTGCCAGGTGGCAGCCCATCATCGACGCAGGCGAAGGCTGGTGCAGCGCCGACGCCTGCCTTGAATCCTCAAGACGCATCCTTCCGGGTGCTTCATGGGACCTCGGGCACTTGCAAGATCGTTCCGGCTGGTCAGGACCCGAGCACCGCCGCTGCAACCGGGCAACGCGACGTCGTCACTGAGTGTCACGTCACGGTCAGCGACCAGGGGGGCGGGTCGGCGACGGAAAGCTGAGTGCCCTCCTGACCCGCCGCAGCTGATTCGCGATGTGTACGCTTCGCGACGTTGCGGATGGTGCCCATCCAGCCGTTTTTCGTCACTTTCCGTGATCGAAGGGAGGAACGTGCCGCAGCCGCCGAAGTTCGACCCCGTCCGGCGCAACGCCCGTTCCGGCCCGATGAAGCTGCCGGCGGAGGGCCGGAAGGGCGAAATTCCGCCCTGGCCGCTGTCCGGACGCGGCCTGGCGGCCGAAAGAGCCGCCTGGGCCGAGTTGTGGGCCACTCCGCAGGCCGTCGCGTGGGAAAAACTGGGCTGGACGCGCATCGTTGCCCGTTACTGCCGCCTGATGATTGAGGCGGAGAAGCGCAACGCGGACGCGAGGGCGCTGGCGGAGGCACGCCAGCTCGAGGACCGCCTCGGGCTGACGCCGAAGGCCATGCGGCTGCTGCTGTGGGAGATCACGAGCGACGAAATCGCCGAGCAGCGGGCCGTTTCCGACGTCCGGAAGCGGATCAAGGCGGTCTGATGCCGTGGCGCGGCCCGTCCGAGCCCGGTGAGTTCCCGACGCTCGGCTATGCGATCGGCGAGTGGATCGAGGCGAACGTCGTCATCCCGGACGGCTACCGCCGCGGCGAGCAGTACCGGCTCACGGACGAGATGTGGCGCTTCCTGCTGCGCTTCTACCGCGTCGACGAGGCCGAACAGGGCCTGCGCTACTACGGCGGCCAGCTGCGCCGTTCCCAGAAATGGGGGAAAGATCCATTTGGCGCGGCGATCATCCTGGCCGAGGCGCAGGGCCCGGCGCGTTTCGACGGCTGGAATGCCAGCGGCGAGCCCGTGGGGCGCCCGTACCCGACGCCGTACATCCCGTGCCTGGGCACCTCGGAAGAGCAGACCGACAACACGTACCTGCCGCTGCTGGACATGATCAGGCTGGGGCCGCTGGCGGACCTTCCGGGCATGGACGCGGGCGAGACCAGGGTGAAACTGCCCTCTGGCGGCATGATCGAGCCGGTGACGGCCTCGGCCAGGGCGCGGCTGGGGCAGCGGATGACGTTCGCGACGCTGACCGAATCGCACCTGTTCACGCTGCAGGGCGGTTTCCGGCGGCTGGCGGGGGCGGTGAAGCGGAACATCGCGGGCATGGACGGCCGCTGGCTGGAGCTGACGAACGCGTGGGACCCGACGGAGGGCTCCGAGGCGCAGGTGACGTCAGACTCGGCGAACGACCGCGTCTACATCGACACCGTGGAGCCGCAGCGGGTGGAGGACCTGTCCGACGACGAGGCCCTGTACCGCGAGCTGCTGCGCCAGTACGGCGATTCGGCGGCCGAGCGCGGCGGCTGGGTGAACATCCGGGGCCGGATCATGCACGAGGTGCGCTCGCTGGGCCACCTCGAGGCGGACCGCCGCCGGTTCTTCCTGAACGAGATCGTGACCGGCGAGTCAGTGTTCGTGGACCCGGTGCGCTGGGATCTGCAGGCGCGGCCCGATGAGGTGCTGGCGCCGGGGACGCGGATCGCGCTCGGCTTCGACGGCAGCAAGTACCGGGATGCGACGGCGCTGGTGGCCTCGCGGATGAGCGACGCCCGGCTTTTCGAGATCGGCATCTGGGAGCGGCCGGAGAACGCGCCGAAGGACTGGCGGGTGCCGTCGGTGCAGGTGGACCGGACGGTGGCGGAGACGTTCGGCGCCTACACGGTCGAGGTGATGTTCGCGGACCCGTACCGCTGGCAGGACTACCTGGACGCATGGGCGCTGAAGTTCGGCGCGGAGCGGGTCGTGGAGTTCCCGACGAACCAGGAGCAGCGGATGGACAAGGCGCTGGAGCGGTTCTCCACGGCGTTCGGGAACCTGGAGATCACGCACGGCGGGTCGGGGAAGCTGTCGGCGCACTTCCGGAACGCGGTGCTGGTGAAGGGGGCACGGAAGAAGCCGCGGCCGGGCGAGGAGTACAGCCTGGCGACGCATTACCTGAAGCTGGCCAAGCGCGGCGACGGCCTGCTGATCGACGGATCGGTCGCGGGCGTGCTGGCGCATGAGGCGCGGGCGTGGGCGATCGAGCACGGCAGCACCGTGCATGACCCGTTCGTGATGTTCGGACGCTGAGGAGGGATGACGATGGCGCTTGCCGAGGGCACGCCGGGCGACTGGCAGCCGGGGAGCTACCCGGCCGCTGTCCAGCTCGTGCACAAGGGTGATGACCGGTCGCCGCTTCCGGTCGTCTGCTGGCCGGCCGGTCCCGTGAAGCTGCCTGTCCCGGAGGGGGCGTCGTGACGGTGCTGGACACGGTCCCGGTTGACCGGATCACGGCGCGGGCCCGCGAGGCGAATCCGCTCCGCCTGCTGCTGGCGCTCATCGGCGGCCTGCTGTTCGGCCTCGGCTGGCTGGCATTCAAGGTCGTCCGCGTGCTGTGGTTCGCGGCTGCCTGGTGCGCGTTCGCCGTCGCCGAGGGCTGGCAGCAGGCGCGCAAGGAGACCAGTGGGCCTGTCGGACCGCATTAGCGCCAGGGCGTCGAGGGCGCTCGCGCAGCGGTCCGGGAGTTCGCTGTCGGTCGACGATTACGCGAACTTCTTCAACTTCGGCGGCCTCGCCTACCCGGTTGTCCAGACGACGCTGGGCTCCGTCGACCGCGAGCGGGTGGCGCTGTCGGCGGTCGGCGCGTACAAGGCGTCATCGCCGATCTTCGCGCTGATCCTGGCGCGGCTTCAGGTGTTCTCGCAGGTGGCGTTCCAGTTCACGAGGATGACCGGATCCGTGCCCGGCGACCTGTTCGGCACGCAGGACCTTCAGGTCCTGGAGAAGCCGTGGGCGAACGGCTCCACGGCCCGGCTGCTGTCGGTGATGGAGGTCGACAACAGCCTCGCGGGCAACAGCTACATCATCCGGACGCGCCCGGACACGCTGTCGCGGCTGCGGCCGGAGTTCATCACGATCATCCTGGGCAGCGAGACGGACGCCGAGTCCCCGGCCGACGCGCCGGACTGCACCGTGGCGGCCTACCTGTACACGCCGCCGTCGGGCCGGGCGGTGCTGTACGACCCGGCATCGGTCGCGCACTACGCGCCGATCCCGGACCCGTACTATCACTTCCTCGGCCAGTCGTGGGTGACGCCGGTCATCCGCGAGCTGGAGGGTGACACGCTCGCCACCGAGCACAAGACGCGGTTCTACGCCAACGCCGCCACGCCCAATCTGGCCATCAAGTTCGACGCCTCCCTCGACATCACGAAGGTGAAGGCGTTCAAGGAGCTGATGGAGGATGAGCACCGCGGCGCGATGAACGCCTGGAAGACGCTCTACCTCGGCGGCGGCGCGGACCCGGTGACGGTCGGCATGAACTTCCGCGACATGGAGTACGCGGCGATCCAGGGCAAGGCCGAATCGCGGCTGGCCGCCGCGGCGGGCGTGCCGCCGTCGTGGGTCGGCTTCTCCGAGGGCCTGCAGGGCAGCAGCCTCAACGCCGGGAACTTCAACACGGCGCGCAGGCGCTTCTCCGACGGCACTATCTGGCATCTGTGGCGGGCCGCGGCCTCGGCGCTGGAGTCCGTGGTCGACGCGCCGCCGGGCGCGAGCCTGTGGCCGGACACGCGGGTGCCGTTCATGCGCCAGGACGAGGGCGACGTCGCCACGATCCAGATGCAGGAAGCAACCACGATCGGCGGCCTGATCAAGGACGGCTTCACGCCAGAGTCGGCGGTGAAGGCCGTGCAGAACAACGACTGGGGCCTGCTGCAGCACAGCGGCCTCACTTCGGTCCAGCTGCAGCCGCCGGGGAGCTCCCCGGCACCGGAGCCTCCGGCGCTGCCGGGAGCGGACAGCGAAGACGACAGCGAGGACGGAGGCGACGGCAATGGCTGACAGGCGGGTACGCCGGGCGCTGGAGGGCGACACGTCGCTGCTGGTGACGCGCGTCATGGCGCTGAATGACATGGAGATCCTGTCACGGTCGAAGGGCGGCGACGGCCGGACGGTCGTCGCGTACGCGGCGGCGTTCAACCGCTCCGCCGAGATCGTCGACGCTGACGGGCACTACAACGAGCAGATCGCCCCTACGGCGTTCAACGCGTCGCTGGCGAGCGGCCGGCAGATCAGGGTGTTCTACAACCACGCCCGCACGCTGCACGGCACGCCGAGCGAGTCCGGTTCGGTGCCGATCGGGACGCCCGCCGAGCCGCCGCGCCCGGACGGCACGGGCCTGCTGACCGTCACCCGCTACAACAAGACGCAGCTCGCCGATGACGTGCTCGAGGCGATCCGCAACGGCGACATAACCGGCCAGAGCTTTACCGGGGTGTTCCTGCAGTCTGACCCTGAGCGCGGCCCGTACCTCAGCCGGAACGGCCAGCTGACGACGGTGACCCGCAGGGAGATCGGGCTGATCGAGTACGGGCCCACGCCGATGCCGGCCTACCAGGACGCGGCGATCGTCGGCGTCCGCAACAGGGAGCTGCTGATGGACACCGAGCTGGAGCAGGACGCGCCGCAGGAGCGGACGACGGTCACGATCCACGTCGACCAGGGCGCGCAGGCGCGGGCAGCCTCGCCGGAGCCGCCGCGGGTGCCGCAGGAGCGCACGGGCGTCCCGGTGCATCACACGGCGGTCGTGGACGAGCCGTGGGACGCGGACGAGAACACCTCCCGCCTGCCGGACATCAAGGGCCGCGCCGACGCGGAGAAGTACCTGAAGGTTTACGCCTGGTACGACGCGTCCGGCCCGGATCCGGATCACGACGACCTGCCGGACACGCGCGGGTCGTGGAAGCTGCCGCATCACATGGTGGCCGCCGACGGCACGCCGGGCGCGGCGAACATCAACGGCGTCCGTGCCGCCATGCAGCGCCTGGGGCAGATGGACCCCCCGCTGTCGTCCGGCGACGAGACGGCGGTGAAGGCGCACCTTCAGGCGCACATGGATGACTGGCACAAGGACCACCCCGCCGATGGCGGGGAAGGACAGCGCACCGCGACTGCGGCCGCGCCCGTCCAGCCCGGGCCGCCCGCGAAGCACCCGGTGACCGAAGAAAACGGCAAGCAAGGAGACACTGCCATGACAGACCGTCAGATGACGGTGGAAGAGCGGGCGGCACGCCAGGAGCAGATCAGGAGCCGCATGGCCGAGATCGATCTCCAGTACGCGGGTGCCGCGCTGCCTGACGACGCACGCGCGGAGTGGGACGACCTGACAGGCGAGATGGCGGCCCACACGACTGCGATCCGCGACAGCAACTCGCGGGCCGCGTACCTGCAGACGATCGTGGCGAGCAACCCGGACGCGACCATTCCCGGCGCTGACCAGGGCCAGGGCTATGACGGCCAGGCGCCACAGGGCTCGCGCTCGGTTCGCGGCTTCCGCGCCCCGGCACTGAACAAGGGCCGCCCGGACAACCTGTACGACGTGGCGTCGGCCCGCAACGACGCGCGCAGCCTCGAGGACATGGGCCGCGTCTACCGCGAGCGCGCGAAGTGGGCGGTCGACGAGGCGACGTTCCCCGGCGCGCTGGACGGCGATGGCGCGATCAAGGGCAGGCTGGAGCGGCTGCTGGCCCGGGTCGACGACCCGGACACGCTGTCGCGGAACATGCTGCTGACCGGCTCGCCGGAATACCGCACCGCGTTCGGGAAGCTGCTGATCTCGCAGAACCCGGCGATGCTGGGGCAGGCCGAGCAGCGGGCGCTGCAGATGGGCGCCCCTGCGTCGTTCCAGTCCGGTTCGTTCCCCGTTCCGTTCCAGCTGGACCCGACTGTGATCCTGACGTCCAATGGCGCGGTCAACGCGCTGCGGGAGATCGCCCGCGTGGAGCAGATCGTCGGCAAGGAGTGGCTCGGCGTCACGTCGCAGGGCATCACGGTGACCCGCGCGAACGAGCTGGCGCCTGCCTCTGACGGCAGCCCGACGCTGGCGCAGCCGGGTGTCGCCCCGACTCGCGTCCAGGCGTTCGTGCCCTTCTCGGTGGAAGTCGAGCAGGACTGGAACGGCCTGATGGCGGAGATCGCGATGATGCTGGCCGACGCCAAGGACGTGGAGGAAGCCTCGACGTTCCTGACCGGCGCCGGCACCGGGTCCATCCCGCAGGGTGTCCTGACCGGCACCTCCGGCACCGCTCAGCAGGTGCTCACCGCCGGCACCGCCACGTCCGTGGCTCCCGGCGACGTGTACGCGCTGGAGAACGCGATGCCCCCCAGGTTCCGCGCCCGGGCATCGCTCCTGGCCAGCAAGGGCGGATACAACGCAATCCGCGCCTCGTTCGGCCAGCTTGCCTCGGCCGCCGGGGATGTGTGGGTCCGCCCGTCGGCGGGCACCGCGCCGGAGCTGCTCGGCTACCCGGCCTACGAGAACAGCAACATGTCCGGCCTGAGCACCGGCGCGACCCTCATGCTGATGGGCGATTTCAAGCAGTTCATCATCGTGGACCGGATCGGCATGAGCGTCGAGCTCGTGCCGCACGTGTTCGCGACCGGTGCCAGCGGCGGCGCGCCCGCGATGCCGCAGGGCGAGCGGGGCATCTACGCGCTCTGGCGCAACTCCTCGCAGGTGCTGGTCCCGAACGCGTTCCGCTACCTGCAGACGCACTAGTCATGTGCCCGGCCGGGGAGCTGCCCCGCTTCCCGGCCGGGACCTACCCGGAGATCCCGTGAAAATCCTCTGGCACTCCAACTCGCCCGCCGTCGGCACCGGCTACGGCCAGCAGACGGCGCTGTTCGTCCCGCTCATCGCGGCCCTGGGCCACGAGGTCGCCGTCAGCGCGTTCTTCGGCCAGCAGGGCGCTCCCAGCGAATGGAACGGCCACACGGTCTACCCGTCGGGCCGTCACCCGTACGGCTCGGATGTTCTCTCGCGGCATGCTAAGCACTTCGGCGCGGACATCATCATCACGCTGATGGACGTGTGGGCGCTGGACGCTGAGCCGCTGCAGGGCCTGCCGCTCGCGCACTGGCTCCCGGTCGACACCGACGACGGGGACGGCCTCCAGGCACGCGGCCTGTCCCTGCGCGACCACGTGGCGCTGAAGGCGACGGGCGGCATACCCATCGCGATGTCGCGGCATGGCGCCCGGATGCTGGTCAAGTCGGGGCATAACGCGCTGCACGTGCCGCACGGCGTGGACACCGGCATCTTCCGCCCGTCGGGGGACTCGCCGTTCGGTGACCGGTTCGTGATCGGCATGAACGCGGCCAACGCGTCCAAGGCCGACCGGAAGGCGTGGACGGTCCAGCTGGCCGCGTTCGCGAAGCTGCACCGCAAGCACCCGGACACGCTGCTGTACGCGCACACGATCGCGAACGACGACCGCGGCATCAACCTGAAGGGCATCGCCCGCGATCTCGGCATCAGCGCCGCGATCGCGTGGTCTGATGAGTACGCGATGACGGCGGGCACGCTGACCCCGGCGCAGCTGGCCGCGACCACGGCCGCATGGGACCTGTACAGCGGCTGCAGCAAGGCCGAGGGGTTCGGCATCCCGGTGATGGAGGCGCAGGCGTGCGGCGTCCCGAGCGTCGTCACCGACGGCTCGGCGATGTCCGAAGTCGGCTGCGGCTGGAAGGTGCCGGGCGAGCCGGAGTGGTCGCCGCTGCACGCCGCATGGTGGCGGACGCCGCGGATCGCGGACGTCGCGAAGGCCTACGAACGGGCGTATGAGCGCGGCCCTGCCTATCACGCCAAGGCGGCGAAGGCGCGGGAGCACGCGCTGGCCTACGACGCGAACCGTGTCACGAATGAGCACTGGAAGCCCGTCCTCGACGCGCTGGAGGAGAGACTGTGCGGCTGAACCTGGGATGCGGCAGCCAGCCCGAGCCGGGCTGGGTGAACCTCGACGCGGCGGACATCCCCGGCGTCGACGTCGTCCACGACCTGGACGTCTTCCCGTGGCCGTTCAAGGACGGCGAGGCGGCGGAGATCAAGGCGTTCGACGTGTACGAGCACGTCGACAAGCCGCTGGAGTTCATGGGGGAGTGCCACCGGGTCCTGCAGCCGGGCGGCCTGCTGTACATCCACACGTCGTACTGGAAGAACGAGGACTCCTACCGGGATCCGACGCACAAGCGGTTCCTGACCGAGGGCTCGTTCGACTACTGGATTCCCGGCACCTACCTGAACCAGCGGTACGGCGCGGCATACGCACGCGGACGCCATTTCGCGAAGGATCGTATCTGGCTCGACACGCCGCACGGGGACCTGAACGTCTCCCTGCGGCGGATTTAGCGAAAGGACACGGCATGGCCGGGGACATCTTCATCGCCCGTCAGGGTGCGGTCATCTTCCTGGACGGGCAGACGCAGTACATCACGCCCGGCCAGACTGCCCGCGCCGGGCATCCGGTGCTCGCTTCCTACGGCCACCTGTTCGCGCCGCTCACCATCGACTTCGATGTCGAGCCGGAGGCCCCGAAGAAGCCGGCGTCCGCGCGGAAGGCCGGCGGGCAGGCCCCGGCGTGATCGACCTCGGCGATACCATCCAGGCCGGGCCGTTCCGCGTCGCCGACGCGGACGGGAACCCGGTCAACGCGGAGACGGTCACGCTGACGGTCACGCAGCCTGACGGCACCACCGTGCAGGCCGCGGTCACGAACCCGCCCGCGGTCATCGGCTCGTACACGGCCGAGTTCACGCCGGCGATGGCGGGCCGGCATGTCCTGCAGTGGCTCGCGCAGAATCCGGCCGCCGCGGACGCGGACGTGCTCGAGGTCGCCGACGACGCGGCGCTGCCGTCGATCGTGTCGCTGGCCGACGCGAAGGAATTCCTCGGCATCGACGCCGCGGACACGAGCGGGGACGGCGAGCTGCGCGCGTGGCTGGCGGGGACGACGGAGGTCGTCGAGCGGGTGAAGAACGAGGTGATCGCCGTCCGGCAGTTCACCGTCACCGGCGAGGAGAATCATCACCCGTCGCGGCTGCGGCTGTGGCGGCTGCCGGTGGTCTCGCTGGATTCCCTCGCCCGCTGGGACGGCACGCACACGTGGGACGTGACGGCTGACGTCCGTCCGCCGGATCCGGATACGGGCCTAGTGCGGCTGGTGTCCGGCGCGTCGCTGCGCGGCGCGCTGAACTACACCTACACGGCCGGGTACCGGGTGGTCCCGTACCACGTCCAGCAGGGCGCGCTGGTGCTGCTGCAGCACGTGTGGGAGACGCAGCGCGGCCCGGGCGTCATCGGCGGCGGCGTCATCGGCCCGGAGGAAGCGGGCGACTTCAAGCAGATGTACATGCTTCCCCGCAAGGTGCGGGAGTGGCTCGGCGAGCCGCGCCCGGCGGTGGCCTGATGGCGTGGGCGTCGACCGTCCCGGCTGCGATCGCAGGGCTTGTCTCGGCACTGAAGGCGCAGGAACTGGAGGGCGTCGAGATCTACGACGGCCCGGCGGTCAGCGAGAGCAAGGCGCTCGAGGTGATCATGGTCGGGTTCGCCGGCGAGACGATGGCGAGGACGGGCGCGTACCCGGAGCCGGAACAGCCGGAGATCGAGGTCACCGCGTCGCTTGACATGCAGCTCGGCCTGGTGCCCGTGCGCGAGCAGTACCCGGTCCGGTCGCTGATCGCCGTGCTGAACGGAGCGAAGGACGTTACCGCGGCGACGGCACGCGCCTTCGAGCTGCTGGCGGCGGTCGGCGCGGCGCTGGCAGCAGACAAGAAGCTCGGCGGCGCGGTCGCGCTCGCGACGCTGGGGAATCACAGCACGACGCGGGCGCAGACCGCGAAGGGCGCGCTGGTCTCCATCGTGTTCGATGTGAACTGCGACGGCTGGACGTCGCGCTAGCGCTGCGCGACCTGCCGCATGCCGGCGGCAAGCCGCTCGTTCATCTCCTGCCGCTTGCGCGCCCGGCTCCTGGCGGTCCCGCGCACCGCCAGGATCACCACGGCCGCCACGGCGCCGAGGACGGCCGCCAGCGCCGCGCTCAGCACGCCTGCCCGCCACAGCCAGTACGCCGCGCAGGCGTCCGCGATGATCAGCACTGCCCAGCCGCTGAGCCTGTTGCCGTTCATGATCCATTCCTTCCGCGCGCCCGCGTGCGGGGTGCTTCCAGTCCAGTTGACGCGCGGGAGCGGCCCGCGGTTCACCTACTCCGAAAGGAAAACCGCACATGGCAACTTTGCCTGTGAAAGTCGTGCCGCACGGCGGCCTCTCGCTGGCCGCCTCGGACTACGCCGCGGCGACCGCGTCCGGCGGCGACAAGGCCCCGACCGGCAGCGGCGTCGTGCTGCTGGTGAAGAACGGCGACTCGGCGGCGCACACGGTGACGCTGGCCGTGCCGGAGACGGTCGACGGCCTGGCCGTCACCTCGCGGACGGTGACCGTGCCCGCGGGCGACACCGGCTTCATCCCGCTGCTGGACCTGTACAAGAACCCGTCGAACGGCCTGGCGACCTTCACCTACGACAACACGACGAGCGTGACCGTCGCCGTGATCCGGGCCGCCTGATGGAGTGGACCTGGGTTGAGCACCCGGCCACCGGCCTGAAGGCTCGCATCGCCCGGCAGGCGCTCGCTCATCACCTGCTTCGCGGCTGGGTCGAGACGGCCGCGCCGGAGCCCGGGCCCGTGAAGCCGGCAGAACCTGCCAGCCCCGTACCTGACGAGGTGCCAGACGCCCCGTCACCCAAGGATGTCCCGCCGCCGGGCGGGCCAGACAAGACAGGAGAGTAAGCCGTGGTAGCCACGCCTATCGCCGCGAGCACCCGCTACTACCCGCCCGGTACCCGCGAGGTGTACTGGGTGCCCGCGATCGCGAACAAGAACGCGCCCTCCCGGGCCGAGCTGGACGCGGGAACCAACCTGACCGGCGAGATCTCGGCCATGGCCGGGTTCTCCGTCGCGTCGGCGACGATCAGCGTCCCGGACCTGGCCAACCGGTTCGCGCCGGACATCCCCGGCCAGATCACGTCGGCCAGCTCGTCGATCACCATGTACACGTCCGAGGACAGCCAGGACGTGCGGCAGCTCATGCCGCGCGACACGGCGGGCTTCATCGTGGTGCTGTGGGAGGGCGACACGCCCGGCCGGCTGATGGACGTGTTCCCGGTGACGGTCACGTCCGCCCCGAAGGACGTCACCACGACCAACGCCGGCACCATCACGATCGACTTCGCGGTCACGTCGGTGCCGGTCGAGAACGCGGTCATCCCCGCGTCGTGAGCATCAGCGTCCGCGCGTCCGGCCAGGACCTGGCGGAGGTGTCGCGCAAGCTGCGGAAGGCCGGGAACAAGGGGGCCGCGCGCCAGTTCCGCACGGAGCTGCGCGCCGCGGCTGCCCCGTTCGTCCCGGCCGTCCGCGCCTCCATCGCCGCGATCCCGGTCAAGGGCACGTCCGGGTCGACCGGGCTCCGCAAGAGCCTCCAGAAAGCCGTCACGCTGCGGGTCCGCACCACCGGCAAGAACGCCCAGGTGTCGATCCTCATGTCCACCGCGAAGATGGCGGATGGGCACAAGGCGCTGCCCGCGATGATGGAAGGCACCAAGCGCTGGCGCCATCCCGTGTTCGGCAACGAGGACGTGTGGGTGTCGCAGGAGTCCCACCCGTACTTCTTCCCGGTGGTGCGCAAGGCTGGCCCGGCGGCGAAGGTGGCCGTGAACAAGGTCGTCGGCAACATCACCCGCGAGATCACCTAGCCCCCGCCAGGGCGGCATGCCGCGATCCGGCCGCGGGACCGGCGAGCGGCGGGGCGCTGCCCTGGCGGGTTCCATTTCCCGCGTTCCCGCAACCCATCCCGCATGCAAAGGAATCATCCATGGCAAAGCCACTGCTGTCCCGCGCCGCGATCCTCAACGCCGACGACCTGGAGTCCGAGAACCTGGAGATCCCCGAGTGGGGCGGCACCGTCCGCGTCCGTGCCCTGACCGGCGCCGAGCGCGACGCCTACGAGGCGTCGATGCGCCAGCAGCGCGGCCGGGAGTTCGTCGCGAACCTGGCCAACGTCCGCGCCAAGCTCGTGGTCCGCAGCGTCGTCGACCAGGCCGGCGATCGGATCTTCACCGACCAGGACGCGAACGCGCTGGGGAAGAAGTCGGCAGCGGCGCTGGACCGGATCTTCGAGTGCGCGGCGAAGCTGTCGCGACTGTCAGACGAGGACGTGGATGAGCTGGCGGGAAAATCCGGGAGCGACCAGAACGGCGATTCTACTTCCAGCTAGCCGAGCGGCTCGGCTGCACCGTCCGCGAGCTGCTGCAGCGCATCGACTCTGCCGAGATCACGGAGTGGATGGCCTTCTATCGCGTGAAGGCCGAGGACGAGGAAAGCGACCGGGACGGCGGCACCGCCTGGTCGCCCGAATTTGAGTAGCGGAGGGGAGGTCCCCGGCCATGTCGACTGTCAGCGTCATCTATGACCTCGTCGGCCGCGACAACGTCAGCGGCACGTTCAAGAAGGCCGGGGACTCCGCCGATGGCCTGCGCGGCACGCTCGGGACGCTCGGCAAGGCGGCCGTCGCGGCGGGCGCTGCGATCGCCGCTGGCGCGGTCGCGATCGGCGCCGAGTCCGTCAAGGCCGCGGTCCAGTTCCAGTCCAGCATGGAGAAGATCCACACGCAGGCGGGCGCCAGCCAGGGCGCGGTTGACTCGCTGACGAAAAGCGTCCTCCAGCTCGCCCCGTCCACGCAGCAAGGACCCGAGCAGCTCGCCGACTCCCTCTATCACCTGAAGTCCGTCGGCATGGACAACGCCGACGCGATGAAAGCGCTGAAGACCGCGTCCGACCTGGCGGCCGTCGGCGGCGCGAACCTGGAGGACACCACCAACGCGCTCGCCGGGGCGTGGCGGTCGGGGATCCGCGGCGCAACGGACTTCGGCAGCGCGGCCAGCACAGTCAACGCCATCATCGGCGCGGGCAACATGCGGATGAGCGACTTTGTCGAGGCCATCGGCACCGGCATCCTTCCCTCGGCGAAGACGTTCGGGCTGTCGCTGTCGCAGGTGGGCTCCGCGCTCGCGCTGATGACGGACGAGGGCGTGCCCGCCGTCGACGCCGCGACACGGCTGCGGATGTCGTTCTCGCTGCTCGGCGCCCCGTCCGCCGCAGCGGACAAGGTGCTGAAGTCGATCGGCCTGTCCGGGCTCCAGCTGGCCAACGCGATGCGCGGACCGCAGGGCCTCATCGGCGCGATCAGCCTGCTGAAGGACCACCTCGACGCTAGCGGCATGTCCGCGTCGAAGCAGGCGCAGATCATCAGCGCCGCGTTCGGCGGCGGCCGGTCCAGCTCGGCGATCATGACGATGCTGAACAACCTGGACGTGCTGGAGAAAAAACAGCAGCAGATCAACGACACGACCGGGAAGTACGGGTCAGCGGTCGCGGCGCAGAGACAGACAGCGCAGGCCCAGTTCGCCATCCTGCGGTCGTCGATCGACACGCTGGGGATCCAGCTCGGCCTGGACCTGCTGCCACCGGTGACGGCGTTCGTGAAATACCTCGCGAAGACGGCGGTCCCGGCGGTCGCGAACTTCGCGCACACGCTCAAGTCCATCATCCCTGTCGATGCGATCAAGAGCGACTTCGACAAGGCGATGTCGTGGATCGACAAGCTGTTCGGCATCGACCAGAAGCCGAAGCCGGTCACGGTGCCGGTGAAGCTCGGGCCCGTGGTGGGCGGCATGAAGGCCCAGATCTTCAACGCGCCGGTTACGGTCCCGGCAAAGCTCGGCCCGGTCGTCGGCGGCACGAGCGCGCTGTACAACCTGCCCGCGACCACAGTCCAGGCCCGGCTGGGGCCGAAGATCGGCGGGACAGAGCAGATCTTCAACGCGCTGCCCGGCCAGGCGAAGAAGTCCGCGAGCAACTTCGCGGACACCCTGACCAGCGCGGTCAAGAAGGTCAACTGGGGCACGGTGTTCGCCGACGTGCTCCGCGGGGCAGTGAGCGGCGCGCAGCAGATCGGTGCGGCGTTCGTCGACTTGCTCGGGAAGATCAACTGGACGCAGGTGGGCGGAGCGGCTGCGAAGGTCATGGTCGGCCTCGTCGTCGGGATCTTCAACGGCCTCCTCCCGGCGATCCTGGACGAGGCGATACATCACCCGCTCGACATGCTCCAGTTCGTCCTGGCGCTGATCCCGATCGGGCGGGCCGCCGGGATCCTCATCGACGTGCTCGACAAGGTCCCGTTCATCGGCCCGCTGGCGAAGTTCTTCCTCGGCCCGGTCGCGAAGGTCGGGGACATGGTCGAGTCCGCGCTCGGGTCGATGCTTAAGAAGGTATTCGGCCCGGTCGCTGACCGGATCGGCGGATTTTTCAAGGGCGTCGGCTCGTGGCTGGCCGGCAAGGGCGAGTCCATCATCCTCGGCCTCTGGTACGGCGCGGAGGACGCCTGGGGAACCGTCGCCCGGTGGCTCGGCAAGTTCGGGGATTTCATCCTCGCCCCGTTCAAGGCGGCCGGGAAGTGGCTGCTCGAGAAGGGCTCGGACATCCTGTCCGGCCTGTGGGACGGCCTGAAGATCGCCTGGAACTGGGTCATCGGGTGGGTCGGGAAAATCGGCGGCTGGCTGCTCAGGCCCTACGCCAAGGCCGGAACATGGCTCCTCAGCAAGGGGCGGGACATCATCTCGGGCCTGTGGGACGGGCTGAAGGCGGCCTGGAACTGGCTCTGGTCGTGGATCACGAAGATCGGCGGCTGGATCGGCGGCGTCTTCGCCAAGGCCGGGAGCTGGCTGCTGGGTCACGGCCGTGACATCATCTCCGGGCTCTGGAACGGGCTGAAGGGCCAGTGGTCCGCCGCGTGGTCGTGGATCACGAAGATCGGCGGCTGGATCGGCGGCGTCTTCGCCAAGGCGGGCTCGTGGCTCGTCGGGCACGGCGGCGACATCATCTCCGGCCTGAAGAACGGCATGTTCAATGCCATGAAGGACATCGGCGGCTGGATCAAGACGTATGTGGTCGACCCGGTAGTGAACGCGGTCAAGCACTTCTTCGGCATCAAGAGCCCGTCCACCGTCATGGCCGGTCTCGGCGGCCACCTGATGAGCGGTCTGTTCAAGGGGATGATGGGCGCCGACCTGACCGGCATGATCCAGCAGATCTTCGGATCGATGCCGGACGCGCTCGGCGCCATCGTCCAGAAGGGCCTCGTGTCCATCACGAGCCTGCCGTCGAAGGCGCTGGATGCGATCGGCGGACTGGCAGGCAAGGGCGCCTCGTGGCTCAGCGGCCTGCTCGGCATCGGCGGCGGCGGCGGAGGCGGCAACGCCGGAAACCAGGCGATCGGCAAGGCGATGGCCGCGGCGATGGGCTGGACCGGCGGCCAGTGGACCGCGCTGCAGGCGCTGTGGAACCGGGAGTCCGGCTGGAACGCGCTCGCCAAGAACCCGTCCAGCGGCGCGTACGGCATCCCTCAGTCCCTGCCCGCGTCGAAGATGGCCAGCGCCGGGGCGGACTGGCTGACGAACGCGGCCACTCAGATCAAGTGGGGCCTCGGCTACATCGCGGCGACGTACGGGTCTCCGGCGGCCGCGTGGGCGCACGAGACGGCCGCGGGCTGGTACGGGCACGGCGGCAAGTTCGCCGCGGGACAGCTGATCGGCGTCGGGGACCGCGGGCGCGAGCTGGTCAGCTTCGACCAGCCCGGCACCGTCCTGTCGCCGGAGCAGTCGGCGGCGGCGCTGGGCGCGCGGGCGAAGGGCGGCGACGGCCCGCTCGTCGGGACGCTGAACGTGAACCACGTGCCGGGCTTCACCAGCACGGCGGACATCGAGAACGCGCTGACCATGGCCTCGCGCCAGGTGCGCCTGGCCCGGAGGTAGGTGGCGGTGACCACTGCATGGGCGGCCAAGGGCATCTCGTGGACCTCGGCGGCCGGGGCGACGGTCAGCCTCACCGACAGCGCGGGCGGCTACATCAGCACGACGGGCCGCGCCGGGTTCGGCCCGGTGGACGCGCAGATCGTCTCCGACCAGATGTGGGACGGCTCCACGCTGGTGCGCACGCACCGGGTACAGCCCCGTCTCATGACGGTCCCGCTGTACGTGATGGGCCCGGACGCGGAAACCTACCTCGCGCGGCTCCGGGCGCTGCAGGCGACGCTGCGTCACCCGGTGGACCCGTCGACGAACCTGCCCGTTCCGGGCCGGGTCGCGGTGCAGCTGCCCGACGGGTCGCAGCGGTCCATCGCCGCGTTCTACCAGGGCGGCGCGGCGCCGACGGAGAGCGACGTCGATGACGTTGCCGCCGGCTGGTGCTCGCTGCCTAACCTGCAGTTCTACGCGCCGGTCCCGACATGGGAAGGCGACACGGTCAGCCGGACGTGGCAGCTCGCCCCCTCCTCGGCCGGGGTGCCGCCGATGCCGCCGGTGCTGCTCGGATCCGGCGCGGTCATCGGCGCGAGCACGGTCACTAATCCCGGTGACACCGACGCCTACCCCATCTGGACGATCACCGGCCCCGGCACCGTGACCGTCACCAACAGCGACACCGGCCAGTCGTACGCGTTCACGCAGGCGATCCCGGCCGGGACGGTCGTGACCGTGGACTGCCGGCCGGTGGAACTCGCCCCGTCCACGGGCCTGACGGCGACCGACGCCGGCGGAACCGACTGGTGGCCGCACCTCGCGGATTACCCCAACTTCTGGACGCTTCCGCCCGGTGACGCGAACCTGTCCATCACGGTGACCGGCGCGACGGCAGCGAGCAGCGTCACCGTGGAGTTCGCGCCGAGGTATCTCGGCGCATGGTAGTCAGCGACGAGTGGCAGGTCATCGCGCGTGACCCGGACCTGAACAGGCGCGGCTACCTGCCGTGGAAGACGCTCACCCTCGACCACCGGCACGCCGACGTGTCGAGCTGGACGCTGACGCTGCCCGCCATCCCGTCGGCGCTGTCCAAGATCGGTCCGGGATGGGGCATCATCCTGCTGCGCTACGGGCAGGAACTGCTGTCCGGCCCGCTCGAGGACGACGGGCCGCGCTCGTGGACGGCCGCTGATGACGGCGGCCCGGGGACGCTGACCGTCACCGGCGCCGACGATCTCGCCATCGTCGCGAACGAGCTCGCCTACCCGGACCCGACGAAGAACGCGGCCGGGCAGCTGAACGGCACCTACCAGGACACGCGGACGTCGCTGGCTGCCGAGACCGTCATCAAGCACTATGTGTCCGCGAACGTGGGCAGCACGCGGGCGACGGCCCGCGGGGACGCGAGCGCGCCGCAGGCCCGCACGGTCACTGTCGCGACGGACCAGGCGCGCGGCGATATCGTGTCGTTCTCGGCGCGGTTCAACGGGCTGCTGGACATCATCCAGACGATCAGCCAGGCCGGGTCCAATCTCGGCGCTGAAGTCCTGCAGTCCGGCAGCTCGCTCGTGTTCGACGTGTACGAGCCGCGTGACCTGTCGGCCCGGATGCGGTTCTCCCGCGAGTCCGGGACGCTGATCTCCGCGTCAACCACCGTCAGCATGCCGACGCTCACGCACGCCGTGGTGCTCGGCTCCGGCACCAACCAGGCCCAGGTGATCGCGGAGGTCGACGACAGCGCCTCGGCGCAGTCGTGGCGGATGATCGTGCGGCAGACGGTCGACTCCTCGAGCACGTCGGACGCCACGCAGCTGACGCAGGCAGGCCAGGCGGCCCTCACCGCCGGGGCACGGCAGTACGCCCGCGACTGCACGATCGTGGAGACGCCACAGGTGCGCTACCCGCAGACCGTGAAGCGGGGCGACATCGTCACGATCGTCGACCCGACCCGCCCCGGCACGGTGATCACGGACGTCATCAGCTCCGTCCACATCGAGGCGGACGCCAGCGCCGGGACGCGGCTCCTGCAGTTCAACGTGGGCACCAGCACGCAGACCGCGACCGGGAACGACCTCACCGACCAGCTGACCATCGTGAAGCGGCGCGTGAACGAGCTGCAGAAAAGGACACCATGAGCGACGATGCATACCCGCTGCCGGGCGTCAGCGCGATGTCGACGGTCGGCCAGTGGGAGGAGTTTTTCCATCCGGCGTTCGGGTCCGGCATCATCAGCGGCGAGGGCTCGGAGATGGCGCCGAGCCTGGATTCGTCCGGCCGCAATGTCGTGATCCAGCCGGGCGGCGCGATCGTCCGCGCGTTCTACAAGCCGGTAAGCACGGCAACGTACACGCCGATCCCGGCGGCTTCGAGCCAGAACCGGATCGACCGCCTGGTGCTGCGGCTGAACCGGGCCGCGTCCACTGCGGCCAGTTTCATCGTCCCGACGGTCATCACGGGCACCCCGGCGGCGAGCCCGGCGATTCCGGCGGTCACGCAGACGAGCGGCGGCCTGTGGGACCTGCCGATCGCGCACTGGACCAGCGCGTCTAACGGGTCGCTGTCCGGCCTCGTCGACGAGCGGATGAAGATATCCAGCCCGATGGCGGTCATGAACTCGACGGCGGGCACGCCGGTCCTGGACCGGGCGGCGCTGCTCATCCAGCCGGACACCGGCAACCTGCTCGTGTCGTCCTCGCCCGGCGGGGCATGGAAAACCGTCTGGGTGGACGACGACTGGCAGGACGGCGGCAACGGGCTGAACGGCTGGACAGCCGCGGCTCACCCGGCGAACTACTTCATCTACAAGTTCGCCGCCCCGGGCCTGGTCGTCGCCGAGTTCAACCTGGGCGCCCCCGGCAGCACCTCGGGCACGAACGACGGCACGCAGGTCCTCGCCAGCCCGCTGCCCGCGGCCTACAGGCCGACACAAGACCGGGTGCTGCCCGCCCACACCGACTACCAGCGGATCCTGCCCAACAGCCCGTTCAGCAACAACGAGTCGTCATGCCTGCGGGTCAGCGCCGCCGGAATCGTCAGCTGCTTCGGGTTCGCGACCGCCGCGACTTTCGCCTTCGGCGGCGGCGTCTACTCGGTCGGCTCGCCCTACTAAAGGAGACAGCAAGGATGCCTTTCCCCACGGACCTGACTGTCATCACGGTTACCGCCACCTACGAGGCGATCGACGGCAGCCCGGCATCCGGCGGGTCGGTCACGTTCGACCCCGGCGGCGTCATCGCCGACAACATCGGGAAGGCGATCTTCGACAGGCCCGCCACTGTCCTCCTGCAAAACGGGACGATCAGCGTGCAGTTGCCAGCCACCGACAACGCGAACCTGAACCCGACCGGGTTCAGCTACACGGTGACGGAGAAGATCAACGGCACGACCTCCCGCGCGTACACGATCCAGCTTCCGTCCAGCCTCGGCACCACCGTGGACCTGGCCCAGCTCACGCCCGTCGCCCAGCCGCCGGCGCCCACAGCGCAGGCAGGCGGCGACCTGTCCGGTGCCTACCCCAACCCGACCGTGACCGGCACCCACCTGGCCGCGCCGCTGCCACCTGCACAGGGCGGCACCGGCCTGCCCGCCGCGGGCAGCAACGGCGAAGTCCTCACCGCTGACGGGACCGGCGGAATGTCGTGGCAGCCTGCCGGGACCAGCGCCGTCGGCGGTGACCTGACGGGCAGTCTCCCGTCTCCGGAAGTCGCCGCCACCCACCTCGCCGAGCCGCTCCCCGTTAACCAGGGCGGCACGGGCATAGCGGCGGCCGGGGCCGCGGGAACCGTCCTCACCTCCGGCAGTGACGGCAGCCTGTCATTCCAGCCTGTCTCCGGCGCGCTGATGCCCGCCGCCGTGCAGACGGCCGCCTACAACGCGGAACCCGGCGACCTCGTCCCGTGCGACGTCTCCGGCGGATCGTTCACCGTCACCCTGCCGCAGGCCCCGCCCGCCGGGACCACGGTCGCGGTCATGGTCACCGCGGCATCCGGCGGTCACATGCTCACCGTCGCCGCCCAGGGCGCAGACACGTTCAACACTGCGGGCAGCCCCGCGGCGATCACGCTGTCGGCACCATCCCAGGCCGCCACGTTCCGGTACTCCGCCGGATTCTGGTACACGGCCGCCCGCGGGGCGGACTGGCTGAACGTGAAGTCGTTCGGCGCGAAGGGCGACGGCGTCACCGATGACACGGCGGAGATCCAGAACGCGCTGACAGCAGCCGGGAACGCCGGCGGCGGCACCGTGTACGTGCCGGCAGGCACCTACAAGACCGGCCCGCTGACGATCCCGCAGAACGTGACGCTGCGCGGTGCGGGGATCGCCGCGACAACCCTGCAGCTGGCTCCCGCCGTCTCCCAGTACGGCAACCTGATCATGAACCAGCAGCTTGCCGGCACTTCCTACGACGCCAACTGCGTGCAGGTCCGCGACCTGCGAATCGACGGCAACAAGTCAGCTATGCCAGCCGGCTGGCGGAACTGCGGCCTCGTCCTGTCGAACCGGGCCCCCAGCGGCAGCTTCGAGTACAACGACGCCCGGCACCAGGTGTCGAACGTGCTGATCCAGAACTTCACCGGCGACGGGTTCGTGCAGGCCGGGCGGGGCGTAGTGCAGGCCAGCGACGTTCAGGCGTGGGTGTGTAACGGGTTCGGGTTCAATCTCAACCAGGATTCGGAGTACGTGAACTGCGACGCCGGGAGCTGCGGCCTCGACGGGTTCATCATCCAGGGGGGCTCCAACCGGCTGACCGGATGCAAGGCGTGGTTCAGCGGCGCGGCGCTGGTGTCCGGGCGCGGCGCGGGCGCGACGCTGCTGACCGTTACCGCGCCGCCGAACTCGTGGGACGGCGGGAACATCGCCGGCGGCCTGACGTTCAGCCTGGCGAACGGGTACGGCAACGGGTTCCTGTGGCGGAACATCTCAGGGACCAGCGTGGCCGGCAACTCCTCTGGCGGGTCTTACAGCGCGCTGGGCGCCCAGGATAACGCGCGAGCAGGGTTCCTCGTGCAGGGAGCCCGGCAGACCCTGGCCGGGATAGAGGCCGACTCCAACGGCAACTGCGGCACCACCGGCGGTGCGCCCAACGGCACCTACGCGGGGGTGGAGGCCAACTGCTCTAGCAGCATCATCATCGGCACCTGCTGGGACCGGGGTGCCAACATCAACCATCAGGGTGCCGCGTTGCGCCTGGTGTCAAGTTCCGGCACCAACACGCGCAACCGGATCCAGCTGGGTTTCTCCGGCAGTCTCAACGACTCGTCGAACATGCCGCCGCTGACCGCCGACAGTACCATCTACCAGAACAGCGTGCAGTTCCAAGGAATGGGCGGCTCGTTCCAGAACCCGTCGTTTACATCCTCCTTCACCCCGGACCCGTTCGCGGCCGAGGTGTTCGCGCCGGGCGCCCTCACCGGCAACGTTACGATCAACAACCCCGCGCTGGCCGGGACGAACACTACGGGCCTGTTCCTGGTGCCGGGCATGAAACTGACTCTCATCCTGACCCAGGACGGCACCGGTGGCCGCACGGTTACGCTCGGGGCGGCGTTCAGGCTGAACGGGAAGTCGTTCTCCACGGCAGCCGGCGCGACAACGGCGATCACGTTCATCTACGACGGCACATCCTGGCAGGCCTGACATTGAGCCCGGTCGATGACCGTCCGGCGACACCACGGGGGGTGTTCGTGGGCCGATGAGCCTTCAAACGCCGAGCTTGCGTGGCGCCTTGAGCAAATACAGGGCACGCTGAACAGCCTCGCCGGGCACCCTGAACCTCAACTCGGCGGGCGTCATCAAGTTCGGGCCCGCGCTCGACACTGACCTGTACCGGAGGGAATCATATGACGGATCCGCAGCCGGGAGACTTCGGCCTGGTGAAGATGTACGGCGACGCAGGCAGGCTGATCAGGATCGGCCAGTGGCTGAACGGCGACGGCTTCGGGGACTACGAGCACGCGTTCGTGCTCGTCGAGGGCGGTTCCGTCGTGGAAGCCGAGCCGGGCGGCGCGCGGATCGCCCCCGTAAGCGAGTACAGCGAAGTGCTGTGGTCGACGGGGCATGTCGCGCTGACCGGCGAGCAGCGCGCCGCGGTCATCAAGGCGGCGATGGGCTACGTCGGAACGCCGTACAGCGCGGCCGACTATTTCGCGCTGGCCGCTCACCGGCTGCACCTGCCGCTGCCCGGCCTCAAGACGTACGTGGCCAACTCGGGTCACATGATCTGCAGTCAGCTCGCCGACCAGTGCTATCAGGACGCAGGCGTGCAGCTATTCAAAGACGGACGCTGGCCGGGCTACGTCACGCCGGGCGCCCTGGCTGATCTCCTGCTGGCGAGATGACGCACTGGCAACACGGAAGGGAGCGGGCGTGGCCGATGAGCCGTCCAGCGCCGAGATGGACTGGCGGCTGCGTGAGGTGCAGCGGATCTTGCACGATCTGGTCAGCCGCGCCGAGTATCAGGCGCGCCTGGAGTCTGCCGAGCACCGGTTCGCCGACCTCCGCGACGACCTCGGCCGCCTGGACCGCAAGCACGACGAGGATGTCAAGCGGCTGCACGAGCGGCTCGACGACCATAGCAAGGCGCATTCCGAGAGCGGCTTGTCGTGGCGGCAGATCCTGTGGCCGATGCTCGGGGCGGGCGTGGCGTCGGCCGCGGCAATCGTGGTGCAGCTGGTCTCGAGCGGAGGGCACTGATGACACCACGGACGCATAAGTACGTCACGGCCGCCGCGGTCGCCGTTATCGCGGGCGCAGGCATGGCGGCGACGGCGGTAATCCAGCAGCACGAGGACCGCGCCGCCAGTCCGCCCGTTGCCGCGCCAGCGCGCCCGTCCGTCACGCCCCGCAGCACATCGCCGCCTGCCGCACCGCAGCCGTCCAGAACGCCCGCAGGACGCCGCTCCGCGTCGCCGTCCGGCACGACTCCCTCGAGCGCCCCGGCCGCGCCAGGCGTGCCCGTGCTGGCCGCCCAGCTCGGCACCAGGGCGGCCCGCACCGCAGCCGCGGCCGCCAAGACAGCGCCGCCTGCGCCATCGCCGCAGCCGACGTCGCCCCGGCCGTCATCACCCACGCCGACAGCGCCATCGTGCCTCGTCGGCGTCCGCGCACTCACCATCAGCGCATGCATCAGGATCGGAGAGACCACCAGCCCATGACCCGCCTCATGTACGACGGCATCAAGTCGCTCGCCGCCGGCATTCACCATTCGTTCCCGAACGCCGCAATGGTCGCCGGGTACGACAACGGCCTCTATGCCTGGACGACTGCGGAATGGAACCTGTTCCCGCACGCCGTCAAGGTCCACATCTCGATCACGGCGAGCGCCAACACCGGAGACGTCCTGGACGTCGAGCAGGGCGACGCGACACCCGCGCAGGCTAAGGCGTGGATCGAGATGCGCAAGCGCGCCGGGCTGTACCGGCCGACGATCTACTGCTCCCGCTCGGTGATCCCGGCCGTGCGGCAGGCCACCGGGAACCTGGTGCTCGGCCGGGACTACGACATCTGGGCCGCCGACTACACCGGCCAGCCGCACCAGGTGGCCGGGTGCGCGGCCACGCAGTACATCAACACCACCGGATATGACGCGTCCATCGTCCATGACGACGGCTGGCCGCACCGCAGCGCCCCGAAGCCCGGCGGCACGCAGACCAGCACCGGCACCGTGCCGGCGCGCAAGCCCGCACTCACGGAGGACGAATTGTCAGTAGAGATCCCGCCCGGCGCGACCACGCCGGACATCGGCGTCAGCTTCAACGGCGCGCCGTACACGACGGTTGGCTTCCTCGCCGACCCGTCGCGCGTCGGCGCCGCGCAGACCGCGGTCCGCTGCGCGTTCCACAACGGCAAGGGCGCCGTGTTCGCGGTAGTCAACGCGACCATGACGAAGGACGAGCCTAAGGCCGTCGTCAAGGTCCCGGACGGCGCCGACGGCGTGAGCTTCCACCGGCTCGACAACGCGAACATCACCCTGTATCCCAACTTCGCCTGACCATCTAGCCCTAGACAGCAAAGCGCCCCCGCCGGGTTACCGGCGGGGGCGTCTTCGCGTGTTCAGCCGACTGTCGCTCTAGCTGTTCATGCTCCCTCTGGCGCGTGATCGGTTGGGGTGCTTTCGCCGCGCGGCGCGAGGGCCTCGTACCGACCGTCGCGGGGCTTGATGACAGGGCGGTCCGGGTGCTTTCCGCTAACGAGGTCGCTGAGGGCGTTGGTGATGGACCGGATGCCGTACGGCATGTCGCGGCCCCACTCGCCGGTGACGAGCCTGCCGGCCATGTCGATGATCTCGGCGCGCTCCATCTCGCGTCCCGCGCCCTTCAGCACCGTCCACACGGCGTCGATGCAGCGCCGCCCCTCGGGACCGTCGTCGGCGGGGACATCGGGCTGCGCAGCGGATGCGGGAGCGGGCGCAGCGGACGGGAGGAGCACTCCCCCGCCGCGCATGGCACGGTCCATTGCCTCGAGGAACTCATCCTCCAGATGCGGGACCTCCACGGCCCGGTGGCGCATCCGGGAGGGCACGATGTCGGTGCGCATCGGGGCCTGCCGGTTGTCCAGGGTGACCGCGTAGCCGATGCCCTGCGTCGGCTCGCCATCGGGAAAGTACTTCGGCAGCGCCGCCGGGTCGGCCTGGAGTCCGACCATGCCGGCGGACACCGCGTCGCCGGTCCGCAGGGAGACGACGTTGCCGCCGACGAGCATCGACCGGAGCGCCTGGTCGCCGCCAAGCTCAGCGAGCGACGGCACCTGCGTGACCAGCCACTTGCTGACGCCGGCCTTGCGGCCGAGTTTCGCGTCGTCAGCAGTGAGCCGTGCCATCTCGGCGGCGAGCTTGGCGTTGCCGTCACCCCCCAGCAGCAGCGGCGCCTCATCGATGATCGCCATGACGATCGGAAGGCCGGTCATGCGGGCATCGAAGAACTCCATGCCCTTCGCCTTGTGGCCGTCGTCGTCCCACGTCATGGAGGCGAGGCGGCGGGACCGGTCCATCATGCCGGCGTTGAGTCCGCGAACCATGCGGACGCATTCCTGAATGCCGGAGGCGTATGGCACCTTGCCCTTCCACTGCGGGAGGGACTGGCCGTTCTGCGGGTCGAGGATGACGGGGACGACCGGGACTTCACTGGTGATGGCCAGCCACAAGAGCAAATTCAGCAGTTCAGACTTTCCAGCTCCGCTCGTTCCGGCAATGAGACCGTGCCTGGCGCCGTCTTTCGGAACCCAGGCCCGGATCCGGACGGGCTTGCCGTCGGCGAACCGGCCGATGCGGGCGATGCCGTTCTCACCGAATCCGCTGCCATCCCATTCGCGCAGATGCTCCAGGGTGCCGGACTTCAGGATGGTGAGGATGCCGCGGGATTCGACGGCGGTCGGGTGCGGCTCGGCGTACACCTCGGTGCGGGACCGGTCGAAGGCGGAGGCAAGGGCCCGCGGTTCGTTCATCACCTGCCCGATGTGGGTTTCGACGCCGTCGAGGCGGATCTCGTACTTGCGTCCACCGGGGAAGTCTTCCCGGTCGCCGAGGGTGCCTACCCATCTGCGCTTAGCGGCAAGGCGTTCCCAGATGGCCCGGTCGCCGGTCACTTCCGGCTCCGGCTCGGGCTGCGGCTCCTGCGGGCGGGCGCGGTAGTGCTTGATCCATGCACCGGAGGCGGCGGTGACCGTGATCGCGAGCAGCGCGGGAACCGGCGCGCCGAACCCGAAGGCAGCGAGGGCAGGCAGCCATCCGAGCGTGAGGAACGCCGCGGCGTCGAACCAGCGGCGGCCGAACCCGGACAGGTGGCGGGTGCACAGGATCAGCAGGGCGGCCGCCCCGAGTCCCCCGAGGATGCCGAACAGTACCGGGTTCCTGGTCGTGTGCAGGATCTCGCCGATGACGGCCAGCCCTGCACCCCAGGCGACGGGGGGCATCTGGCGGCGGCGGCGCCACGCGCCCGTGCGGGCGAGCATGTCGTTCGTCGCGGCTGCCGGGTTGGGTGCCCTCCCTGCCTGCCCTGCCTGCTGAATCTCCAGCTGGCGCATCATCTCGATGGCCTTGCGTCCGCGGACCTGGACAACCTGCGGCTGCGGTGCGAAGGCGGGGGACCTGCCGCGCCGCCAGCGCGGGATCTCACGCGTTTGACGGCGCGGCATGATGGCCTCCCTATTCCTGGTAGAACGGCTTGGCGGCGGCTTGCACCGGCGCGTTCTTGTGAGCCTCGCTGAGACCCGCGTGACCGCGCTTGAGGGTCGCCTCGACGTTGCCGGCGGACTCCAGGACGCGCTGGTCGGCCTTCACGGCGATCTCGCTGGCCTCCTGGACGGCCTGGTGCGCCTTCGCCGCCGCGGCGTGGGCGTCGAGGTGGTCGACCATCGCGGACTGCGTCCCCGGGTCGACCTCCAGGCCGTCCATGGCGTCCGCGAGCTGCGCGGCGGTCCTGCTGGCGCTGGCGGCCTCGTTCGCCCGCGCCTCGGCCTGCTGGCTGGCGGCGGCGGACTCGACGGCGGTGTTCTCGGCCTGGGCCTTGGCGGCGGTCATGTTTCGCAGGACGCCGTCGTAGGTGACATCTGCGGTTCCGGTGGGCATTGCTTCTCCTCTGGGTGATGGTGACTGCACCGGGGCGGCGGTTTCCGTCCCGGCCGGCTTGTCTTCTGGCTTCGCGGCGGTCGCGTGGCACGGGCAGCCGCATCCGGGGGCGTTGCAGGACGCGTGCTGACCGGCGTGCTCGTCGGCCGGCGGCCCCGGCTCAAGCGGCGGAGCCGGCCTGACTGACACCTCCAGATCCGGGTCGGCCGAGGCTGCGGCGAGACGGCGCTGCAAGTCCTCGGGGTCGTAGACGGTCGCCCGGTCGAAAGACTCGCCCGTGAGCGGGTTCACCTTCCGGCCGCTCTTACTGCGGGCCGTCAGGATCACAGGGAACGTCCTGCCTTCCCCGCTGTCTGCCTTGTGCTGCGCCGGCGCAGGACCGTCTGTGTTGTCGACGGACCCCGGGCGGACGAACGTGTAAGTGTGGGACGTGCCCGGGGCCCGGCGCCACCGCGGGTCCTCCTTTATCGGCTGCTTCGCCCGCTGCCGGGCTGCCTTGCTCTGTTCCTGCGCCTGCCTTCCCGCGTTCCATCCGGCGGACAGGCCGTGACGGGCGACGGGGAAGCCGTGGGCCAGCTGCCCCGTCCAGTAGCCGATGTCGTGGCCGGCGGCGAGGGCTACGCGCTTGCTCTTCGGCGCGTTCGGGTAGCGCTGGTCGGCGCTGGCCGTGTAGGCGGCTTTCGACTTGCTGTAGCCGTTCTTCGCGTCCTCCCAGGCTTTCTTGAACGCGTACATGATGAGCAGGATGCTGATGAGTTCCATGGTTAACCGCCGATTGTCTTAACGTTGCCGACGCCGTGCCGGACGTTCGCAGGGACGCTGTTCAGCGCCGGGATGGAGGAGATTCCCGCGACCAGGCAGGCGGCAAGGGCGATGGCGATGTACATCGTCCGGGCGCTGGCGCCCTTGCGCGGGTGAAGGTCATGGATGAACACGATGCCGAGCACGATGACGAGCACGCCCGGAAGCGCGACGCCGAACGCCTTCCCGGCAAGGCCGCCGAGCAGTCCGGACACGATGCCCACCCCGTGGCCGAGCAGATTACCGAACAGGCCGCCGGTCACCGCGCATGTGCCGATGAAGGCGAGGATGGCGCGGGCCTTCACGAATACGCCGAGCCAGTGGAAGACGACGGCCACGACGAGGCAGGTGGCGCCGATTGCGAGAACGGACATGACAGGTCAACTCCAGTGCCAGATGACAAGCGCGAGGATTGTCGCGCCGATGAGACGGAGCGGAGTCTTGGTGACCCACTCCAGGCCGTTGAGGACGGACTTGATGAAGATCAGGTGGAAGTAGCCCCACGCCAGGCGCATGCCCTTGAACAGGGGGACGCTGTGGCGGTCCGCGGCCTCGTGGTGCTGCTCACGGGCCCGGGCCAGGGTAGGGGGCTGGGCATGGACGAGGGAGCCGGGACGGTCCAGGGCCGCCGCGGCATGGCTGAGAATCTGACGCGGTGCCTGGACACGCCGGGTGACTGGCAGGAGGGAAGCGGGCGCAGCCGGCGGTGTATCCTCACGCGCGCACGCGCGCGCGGGCGCAGTGGATTCCGGGGGCGGCGCGACGGCAGTTGCGCTGCCTTCCTTCCCTTCCTCGCGGACTGTTGTCACTGAGGGTCATCGCCTTCCTGCGTCGAACTTGCCCCGGTCAATCGCCTGGGCGAGTGCCGCAAGGTACTCGGTTGCCTCATGGATCAGGCGTGCCGCCTGCCGCCGGTTCACTTCCTGGCTGTAGCCGAGCGGCACCCGGCGCCGCGCCAGCAGCGAAACCGACGAGCGGAACCAGTCGTAAGCCACTGCGAGCCGGTCCGCGTCGGTGCGCGCCGCGGCGAACTCGCGGGCACGACGCGCCTTGTGCGCGGCGTTCCGCATCTCCCATGAACCGCGGCGGGGCATTACTCGGCCCTCACCTTCGCGAGCTGCTTCGACTTACCCGCGTCACGCGCCACGATCTCGAATTGCCCCCAGAGGCCCTTGTCCCAGCGCCTAGCCTCGAGCCAGCCCTGGAGCCGCTTCTGCAGCCACTTCAGGTCTTCGGGGTCGCCGTGGGCCTGGAACTCGTCCAGGGGTCGGTCCCTGCGGACCACTTCGAGATCAAGTGGCATTGCGCGGTTCGTCATCCGTCCTCCCTGAGTGCGGTGCCGTTCACTGACGCCACCGGCTGCAGGTGTGGCGCGACCAGCTCAGCCACCCTGGGGCGGCTCAGGCCGAATGCGGCAGACAACTGCCGCTGCGAAATCGGCTCGCCCTGGCAGTCGCGGGCATGTAGCCACATCTGGATAGCGGATTCTTCCGCAGTTGAGGCGATGTGATGGGAACACGGATTCGTGTCCATCTCGCTGTCATCCTCGTCAGAGGCTTCCGTATTCGTTTGGCCACCCTGGCCACCCTGGCCCGACGTGGCGACCTGCGCTTTCGCCCACCGCTCCAAGGTGAACGTAGCCACCGCGAAGCTGAGCGCGGGCACCGCGTACCACCCGGCAGCCAGATAGCCGTGAGAGATCCCCGCCTCGTAGTTCGCGAACAGCGATTCGAGCATGCCCAGGCCGATGCCGAGCCACCCCCACCTCGCCGCGGCACCGGTGGCCGTCATCAGCACTACCGATCCGACGACCATCTGCCCGTCAACGCCGAACGGCATCAGGTGGCCGGCCATCGCCGAGCCACCCAGCGCCAGGGTGAGGGCATCGATGTGGGTGTAGCTGACCACTCCGGCCACGCTCGCGACGGCCGCCAGCGCAGCCCCGGCGATGATGCGGGGGAACTGCTGCCGCAGCCACTCCAGGACGTCGCTCACTATGCCACCGCCCTCTTCACGCGCCGCCGCTCCCGCTCCGACATGCCGCCCCAGATGCCGAAGCGCTCACCGTTGTCGAGCGCGTACTCAAGGCATTCCGCCCGGACCAGGCAACTGCGGCAGATCCGCTTGGCCTCCCGGATTGAGCCGCCCTTCTCGGGAAAGAACGCCTCCGGATCCGTGTACTGGCATTCGCCGAACGCCTGCCATGGCAGGCCGGGTTCAGGCTCGGTCAGCGCCTCAGCGGCGATCAGCGGGTCGGCCGCGCCGGGGCTGAACTGGAGGGAGATTCGGTTCTTCACGCCGTCGCCCCAGTACCCGCGGTCGTGACGCTTGTCCCGGCCAGGAAGGGGCGGCCCGCCTCGTGCTCGACGATGATCATCGTGCCGCCGGGGCCGGCCTGGACGGACCAGTTGATGCCGGGCGTGTCGGCGTGGGCGCGGGTCCAGCGGGACATGTCCTGCCTGGTGTTGATGTGCGTGACGAAGGTGGGGTTCACGCCGGCACCTTGCTCAGTCCCCGCAGCTCGGACAGCAGCGCGCGGGCGTCAGACTCGCGATAGCGGCGATGGCCGCCCGCGGTGCGTACGGCGGCGATCTTCCCGGCGTCAGCCCAGTCCTTCAGGGTGCTCCGCGGC